TCTTCTTGTTCCTTTTGGAAGACGCGCTCGTCATCCATTAGTTTCTTTTGTTCATCATATGTCATACCACCGCTAATAGTAGGGCTTCCACCCATATTACTTGCCTCCTTGCTGTTGCTTTAGCACAGCTTTTAATTTGTTTACGACTTCTATTTGCCCTGCTCTAAATGCAGATCGTCTTGCAAACTTGCTTTCTTCACAGTCAGCATCGTATTCAAGGGGCTTGTATAGTTCTTCCAGAATTTTTATCAGGTCGGGGTCTATTCTCGGATACTTTTCTGATTTCATTTTTTAACTCTTCTATTTGAACATAGAGATCTTTGATTAACTGCTTGACCTCTGGCAAATCTATTGGGGTAGATAGAGTTAATCGAGTCTTTGCTTGATGGATATTAGTAATCATTTCTTTTTACTTGCTTTCTTTGCAGCCTTAGCTTCTTGCTTGGTCTGCTTAGTTATTTTTTTATTCAAATCAGCCAGTTGTTTTTCTAATGCTGTTTGATATGCAATAGTTTCACGCTGTTGTAAATCAGGATCAGATCTAAAACGTAGAGTTTCTACATCTCTAATAGCCTGTAACTTTGCAGCTGCTACTTCTTCTGGTAACTTATAGCTATAGATTTTATTTCTATCAGCATCATAACTTACGGTTTTATTCTTACCTTTAGCTTTTCTATAAGCATTCATATCAAAGCCAGCTTCAGTACTTGTGCTGTACCCTGTCTTAAGGGTGGGAGATTTAGCCATTACAGATTGAATGTATTGTTCTTGAATGCCAAGCTTTTGTGCTTCACCCTCTTGCTTTAAAAACTCAGCTACACGCTTCTGTTGCTCAGCATACAATTCATTTTGCTTAGTAACCTCACCGATCTGAAGATCAGCTTGCTTCTTTGCTTCAGCCTCTGGATTAAACACATAGAAAGCAGCATCATTATTTTCTGTACTAATATCACTACCTATATTAAAACGAATGTCTTTCATTTTTTCATAGAGTGGATTATAGATATCAGAAAAGTTAGGCAACTCTTTCTTAGTCAGGGCAGTCTCTTGAGTGGCAGAGAAGTAAGACTCTTGTCCTACATTTGCCATATCTAAAAGACCACCCTGAACACCGCTGATTTGTTTTTGTATCTGCTGTTGTTGAGCAGTAAGTTCTGCAGCAGATAGTGCAGGTGATTTTTTTCTTGCCATTGTTTATCCTGTTAAATCTATTATCTCACAAGCTCCTGCAGTACAGGCTAAGGTGTGAGATGATGTTGTTGTGTCTGTCTTCTCATATAAAGAGAGATGATTAAAGTCTACATCTATAACAGGAAACGAATTATAAGTTTCTAGTGATATAGATTCAAAGGGAGCTTGTGCATAGATATGATCTGACTTGGGTAAGAAAGATATACCGGAGATCTTATCAAAGTTTTCCCATACCCATTGTCCAACAGGTAGGAATTCATTGTCAGCATAGTTAACAGTGATGCTTGGCTTGTGCTGACAGTAGTGCTCTTGATAAGTTAACCATAAGTTAAGATGATCAATAGCTGAGAGTTCATTCTGAGTTGGTGATCCCGATGGAGCAGCCTGAACAAAGGTAAAGACTGCAGTTGAATCTGCATTCATTACACAGTCTTCTACTGGTACTTGGGCATCTCTCATCATGAAGTAGAGTGGATCCTTCTTGTCGATACGAACTCTTCTAAAGTAATGCTCAGCATACCGGGGATGTAATCCACTGGCTGACGAAGCAAGACATGAAGTTGTACCTTCTGGTTTAATACAAGTAATTGATTTACTTGGATTGATACCCAGCTTCTTAGACCAGTCAAGGTTAGTCTTGATGGCTGTCTCTCGTAGATCCTCAAGGACATACTTAAGTCTGCCATGTCCTAGTAGACCGGACATCAGCTTGTTGTCAAAGATGCCTGTCATAGATACACCAAGGAGTCTCTCTTCTTCACAGTTATCCTGCCATGTCTTATCCTTGGCTAGGTATGGGAAGTAAGTGAACATGCTTTGGATAGTACCAATGATGGTAGCCATTTCAATTTTCTTTTCTAATGACTCTTGTGTATCAGTTGCATTGACAACAACAGTAGATAGATTACAGAATTGATTAGGGCGTAGGATGATCTCACTACATGGATTCGTTCCATAGTAATGATCTTCACTACGGTCTGCCTTGACTGCAATGTTCTTCATTGCATCACGATTACAAAGACCACGCTCTCCACTATGGGAGTTGTATAAGTCTGTCCACTCTTCGAGGAACTGACCCATTGATGGTCTGCCATTGTAGATGGCTGAGTTGTTCGCTAAGGCACGATGACTTGAGGCTTGCCACCACGCACCACTCTTGCAAGTAGCCATCTCACGGTCTGCTAGGTCGCTTAGAGAGATCATAGCGGAGCGGCGTACACCACCCACGATGACTGACTGAGCAATCTTGCAGCAGATATCATGGCACTCAAGGGGCGTAAGTCTACGACCTTGGGCAGAATAGAATGTCTGTACTACAAATCTAAAGACTTCTTCTAGTGGGGCAGGACCACTTGCTCTACCACCAAAGGTCTTTAGTCTTTCACCTGACTTACGAATCTTACTTGTGTCCCACTTAATGTGGATACCCTTGTAAAGATTGTCAAGTAGATTGTTAAGTGCATCACACCAACCCTCGCGGCTATCCTCAACAAACATAACTGTATCAAACATCTTATGTATTGTTGGGATAGTCCCAAGTTTGTCGGTGCATCTACGCTCAACCGTATAGCCTACTCCAGTACCACACATAAGAATGTACATGAGGTTAGAGAAGGAAGTTGTTTTATTAATCTCAATGTATGAGCAATTGTATAGGGCAGTATGATCACGATCCAATGCTGGACCTGCGGTCATCAACCCACGCATACTTGGCAGTACTTCTAGATTAAGGATAGCATCTCTGATATCTGTCCGTGTCAGAAGAACAGGGGCTTTACCAGTAAAGTAATTCCACCATCTATCGACAGTCTCATCCCAAGTCTCTCTACGATTTTCTTTATCAAGCCAACGACTGTAGCGACTGATAGCAATAAACTTTTGAAATGTATCCATTAGACTCCTGTACTCCCAAACTTACCTTCGCCTCGTACAGTATACGGAAGTTTATCTACAGAGACAAACGGGAACTGTGTGACGGGCATGAAGGCAATCTGTGCAACACGATCACCTCTTGTAAGAGTGTGTGTTATTGTTGAATTGTTAATAAGTGGTAACCAAATCTCACCACGATAATCAGAATCAATGACACCAACAGAGTTGGCTAAGTTGATTCCCTTGTTAGAAAGACCTGATCTCATAAAGAGTAAACCTACATAGCCCTCAGGGATAGCTAAGCTAACCCCTGTGGGTACTCTAGTTACTACTCCGGGGAGTAGCGTAGTGTCCGTAGTGATCTTAAGATCAGCCCCGGCTGCACCCTTGGTATGGTAGGCTGGAGCACAGTCTCTATCATGGAGTACCATAGGGATCTTAGAATCGCTATGGATATAAGTAGAAGTATTGTAATTGTTTTGATTAGCAATAGTTAAAGACTCAGTGTTGTATTGGTTTACATCAGTGTTCATTAGTGTTCCCTTGAGTATCACTCTTAGTAGCCCCAACTATTGGGTCAAACAATAGTACGGACTTAGTTTTCTTGTTATATTCACCATGTCTAAGGATGCGTACACACCTAGCCATAGCGAGACAGTAATCATATCCATATCTATCCATTTCCTGAGGCTTAGCTTGGTCATAAGCTGCCAATACGGCGGCTGTCCAGTTACGGGGATGGACATACTTAAGCCATTTCTCTGCCTTAGCAGGTCCCCACTTCCAGATACCGGGGATATTATCGGTCGTATCACCCATGATCCATTGCTTGTGGAAGTTAAAGTCAGCAGTATAAGTATCAAGTTCTACTGGTTTAACTTCCTTGTCCGGGTTCCAATGCCACCCCGGTACAGACCGGAGATCCTTGTCAATGGTCACAGCAATAGCCTTGTTACCCGAAGCCATGAGTCCCATAATATCATCAGCCTCTAGGGTAGGAACAAAGAGTATATCATTCCGTTTAATTAAACTGACAGCTTCTGATAAAGTTTCTGGGGTTTGCTTCTTGACATCCCGATGGGCTTTATATGGTTCCCACACCTGTCTACGGAAGTTATCCTTACGATCACAGGAGATAGCCACATATACTTTCGTTACTCCTACTGGAGTCCATGCCTTGACATCATGTTCAATGCGCTCAGCAAGGTACTCAATGCCTTCTTGGTCTGCCCAAAAGGCAGCACGATAGGCAATGATGTCTCCGTCAAGCACAGCAGTATCAGGTCTTGGTTGGCTTATCATCGTCTTCCTTATCTATAAAAATTTCCATGATCTCTTTAAACACAGTATCTCCATCAGGTAGTCTGTCTTCTCTTGAGGATAGGCACAGCTCACAGTTACACAAATCATCTAACATTGATTCGGAGAGTAGGTGAAACCATTCATCAAACTTTGTATTGCACTTAGTTTTGAATGCTGCCTCACTCTCATCATTCTTTAGAGTGTAGTGAAACATATCTTCATATTGTTTGTTGCCTGTCTCAATAGCAATTGCTAGTGCTTCAGACTCATGTGTTCTCCACTCTGCAAACTCCTCAGGGAGTTCACGCTCACCTGCTGAGATGAAGACTGTAAGAGCACGGATGTCACGAGCAGCGGCAATCTCATTGGTATAGCGACAGTCATCCACAATGATAACCTTCTCATGCCAGATAGATGGGTCAGCCTTTAGGGCTGCTTGTTCTTCCTCATAGAGTTTCTTAATCTTGTTTCTGAATTGTTTAACCCAG